GCACCAATTGGAGCTTCTACATTCAAAGGATCAAACTCAGATGATACATTATCAATTGAATTAGTTGAAGTAGTAACATTTGTACCTAATAATAGCTCAGTTTCGATCTTGAACGCCATAGAATCAGAAAGTAATGTTCTGTATCTATTTTCCACAAAATTGTAATCATCAGCATAAGCTTGGCAAATATCAGCAGTATCTTTGATTTCTACATATTTAACACTCTCTTTTCCGATCTCCTCTTTAGTAAGCGAAGTAAAGTTTTTAGCACACAATGCAACACCTTGTGCGTTTCTTACGGCTGAAGTCTGCTCTAAATACGTGTAAGTTTCCGTAACCATAGGAGTCTTACGAAACAAGTCATATAAGTATACTCTCTTTTTTACAAGATCAGATATACCTGGTCTTAATTGATCAAGTTGACCATCTACAGTAAGATCAGCGTATCCTACATCAGCTTTAATTGCGAAGTCTACGTGTCTTGATTTCTTATTAACCATATCAGTCAATGAACCTTTTACAGCATCAAAAGACTGTTTAAATATATTCTCTGATTGATTAGAAATTTTCGAAGCTTTAAGAGTATTGATCTCTTTTGTTTGCTCATCGATTAAACCTAAAGTTTTATCAATTACTTTTCCTTGATCTTCAATCAATTCTTTCATTTCAGTAGTGGCTTCTACTACTACTGCCTTTTGCTTAATCTCGATAGCGTCAAGTAATTCCTGCGTATCCTTATTTAGTCCTGTACTCATTTTTTTATCTCTTTAATTAAACTTACTAAATTTATTCCTTCCTTTTTTTCTACTTTCAATCCTCCGATAATATCCGTTAAATTGATTTCGCTTTCTTTTTGAGTGTCTGCTGACGGCTCACTTGCTTGTGTTTCTTCCTGAGTGTCTGACGACGGCTCATAAACACCTGTATAACTATTTGAACCTGCCACAACTAAGCTAGATTCACTTACGTTTTTTGCTTGTTTTACTATCCAAAAGTATTCTAAATCTTGTCTATCCGACTTATTAGCTATTGATTTTGAATAATCTTTAAACGCTTTATATTCGTTTTCGTCTTCTTTATCATCTGAGTTCAAAGCTAGTTCAATATCTAGGTATTGCATTCTTACTGATGCCTCTATACTATCACCGCTTTTTAACCATTCTAAAGCCTTTTCATGTTTGATGTTGTCCTCATGCACTGAATATATCAAAGCTTGTGTTTCACCTTCTAAATTGTAACCTAAAGCCTTGAATGTAGTATCTAATATAGACACACTCACATGCTCTTTCCTTGTTACAATGCTATCAATATCTATCTTATGATCAACTGTTAAGTTTAGTTTTCCCTGCTGATCTTTTACGGTTTTATTCCAGATACCTTTAACATGTAAATCATCATGACTGTCAAGCACATTTGTAGTATTTACAACTATATGATACATTCCCTCTGAGGTATCTAAACCCTTTATAGAATCAGATATTTTCAAAGGTCGTAAAGGTACACCTCCAAGCTTTTCCGAACTCTTTAATGTATCGCTTTTCTTAGCTGTAATAATAGTATCCTTCGCCTCTTTTAGTGCTTTGAAAGCCTCTGATTTAGTCTCAAACTCTCTCTTTAACTCCTTTATATATATTTTCATTTAGTTTGTTTTTATCAGTGCTTTCTTGAATACCTTTCTTTTTTTTAAATAGTTTCAGTTTCTTCTCCTGCATTGTCAACTTCTCCTGCTGTATCTTCTTCATTTCTTTCAATATCTGTGACTAATAGTTCTGCTGTGGCTTCTTCGAATTGATGAACAAAAACAAGTAATTCAATACCGTTTTGACGTGTCATCATTCCTTCGGTGATCGCTTCGTTAACACTCAATACTAATTCAACTATTGACCTGTCACTCTCTGCTTTTATTTTCTCATCTTCCTTAAAGAATGCCAAATGCGAGTAATCCAAAATAAATTTTGTACCATCTGGAGCAAAAGCCTTAGTAAATGCCTCACTAATAATATTAGCCTTAGGAATTATAGTATTTTCAAATGTCGTTATATAAGCTGTCTTTTTGTTTTCGAATGTTGAGCCTTTTTCAGTCGAAAAGATATCTCTAACTAATCCGTAATGATCAACCACTACATTAAAATCTGCTCTTACTTCTTCAAGTAGTTGAAGTTTCGACATATCGTAAGACAAGTCCAACATATTAAGCGGTGCATTTGCCCACATAATACGCTTTTGACCTTTTTTTATGCCGTAATCACTAGTAAATGATCGTTCTAACTCTTCTTTTTCGCTTGGCTTATAAGAGGTTATTCCTTTAGCTTCAGCAGGAGAAAGAACAGCTAAAGCCCCTTTTTCTTGCATTCCTACATTCCTACTATCATAAGCTACCTTTATATTTGATAATGGCACTCTAATCCCATCAATACGGCTAACAGAAAGCATATTATTAACCTTATTCGAAGTCGTATTATCTCGTAATAGAATTAAATCTTCTGCCGTGAACTCGTTGTAAGGCTGTACACTAGTGTCTATCACCTTACTTATTACATCAGAAACGTTAGATACTTCATAATACGCTTTATCCGTTGTTTCTACTTCAAGACTTTTGAAAGGTAAAACAAAAATAGATAATGGAGGAGTAGGTTTTGAAAGGCTTCTAGCACTACGCTCATACTTCAAAAATCCATTGCCATGCGTTGACATTGATATAGAGCAATCCCTTAAAAAATCCGTGCCTCCTTGGTAATAGTTAGGCTCATTGAATCGCTTTACAAATTCACTGTCTTCAATCTCTACACCATCTTTATCTAAGTGCTTCCAAACTCCCGAAGCCACAAAAGAAGCCTCTGTACCAATCACTAATCCAAGTTCTGACACCTGAGTAACAATATCTTCATAATCATTAGTATCTAACTTTACAATAGACTTACTGCCTATTAATTGATTCTCCCTTGGCAAAGGAACTTTGTTGTCAAAGAATCTCTTAGAACCAAACCAAGAATTATAAAGACTACTAAATCCGTTAGTTAAAATATTACCCATAAACAAATATACTAAAAAATTTAGTTAAATAAAAAAACAAGAAAAAACCGAAACTTTTTTGATTAGTAACCGTAAGTATAAACATGAAAGAATATAAAAAATTAATCAGTCATATCTTGGAGAATGGAGATGATAAAGAGGATAGAACAGGAACAGGTACAAAATCAGTATTTGGCTATCAGATGAGGTTTGATCTTACAAAAGGCTTTCCGTTAGTCACAACCAAGAAAGTACATCTAAAGTCTGTTATTCATGAACTGTTATGGTTTTTGAAAGGTGACACAAACACAAAGTACTTGAATGATAACGGTGTGCGTATTTGGGATGAGTGGGCAGATGAAAACGGTGATTTAGGTAGTGTTTATGGTAAGCAGTGGCGTAGTTGGGACGTTAGAAAATTGAGTTATGATATTGATGGAAAGCCAGTTTTAGAAATAGGAGTTGTCGACCAAATAAGCGAAGTAATTGAGCAGATCAAAACTAATCCAAATAGTAGAAGATTGATAGTATCAGCTTGGAATGTTGGAGACCTTGACAGCATGGCTTTACCTCCGTGTCACTTACTATTTCAGTTCTATGTAAGTAACGGCAAACTATCCTGTCAACTCTACCAAAGATCAGGTGATGTATTCCTTGGTGTACCTTTTAACATTGCCTCTTATGCACTATTAACAATGATGATCGCTCAACAATGTGACCTTCAGGCAGGGGAATTCGTACATACACTTGGTGATGCACATATTTACAACAATCACATTGAGCAATGCAACCTACAACTGAGTAGAGATTGTAAGATGTTACCTATGATGAGAATCAATAAGAAAGATAGTATTTTCGACTATGTGTATGAAGATTTTCAGCTTATAGGGTATGATCCACATCCAACAATTAAAGGCAAAGTAGCGGTGTGAAAAGACGTGGTAAAATCAGATTCGAGGGAGATTATACCCAGGAGGAGGTAACTAAAAGAATGCTCAAAGAAATGGCTAGGCTTAAAAAGCTTGGCTATTACTCCCGTACACATGAAAAGTACATGGAGGACGGGATATTTAAAAATAATATTTCAGATAAAGACTGGAAAAGCAACCAAATCACAAAATAAACGTATAGAGTATTATGAGAGAGATTAAATTTAGGGGATGGCACATAGGATTGCCAGCAAAAGGAAGTTTTAAAGGTGTTCCTGCACAAATGCTTTATAATGAAAAA